TTTAGAGAGGTAATTAATTGGGTTTTCTTTGATTTTTTTAGAGTAGGTATGGTTAGAACCTATAAAGTTGTTGGTAAATATGAGCCTGGTATAACTTATTTGTCACCGGTGCCTGGTGCTAAAGTTGAACGTAGTGTTTTAAAAAACATAACCGCCAGAGCTGAAAGAATTAATGGCAAACGAGATGAGTTATCTAAAAAAGCAAAAGGTCAAAAGAAAAAGAAATGGTCAAAAGGATATATACCAATTGGATATACTATTCTTAATCCATTAAATATTGAAATTGAAGGCAGTTTATTATTCAACGATACAAAAGTAACTCTCACACCCTCTGATGAGCTTAAAAAATTAATTCAAAAAAACCAATCTGAATTATCCACAGAAGAAAAGGAATTAATAAAATTATTGCCTAGCGACTTCAAAAGCGCTGTTGAAGCTGGTGGAGGAATACCTCTTGAGAGTGAATATGTTGGTTCGGTAGACTACCGTAAAATGCCATATGAACGATACCCACGTCCGCGTGGTGTAAAAGCATTTGAAGCCATTGAATATAAAAATGCTTTAAGACAGGCTGATTTGAGCACATTAGATGGTATTACCAATTACATATTGAAAATTACTATTGGTAATGATGAGTTTCCTGCTACAATAACCCAATTAGAATCAGTTTCAAAATTATTTGATACCACATCTAAGTCTTTTGATGTAGTATGGAACCATACATTATCAGTCGAGAAGATAGTTTCACCTGAAATTGAAGCTGTATTAGGTCAAGATAAATATTTACAAGTGAATGGTGATATTACAGGTGCTTTGGCTATATCAAGAGCTCTTATAGACGGAGGTGCACAATTAAATCAAGGTGAAGCAGCACTACTTGCTAGAACTATTACTGAAGAAATTTGGTATGCTCGTCAGCAAGTAGAGAGATGGATTTATCAGGAATATAAAGAAATAGCTGAATCACAAGGATTTGATAGATTTCCTAAAGTTAGATGGGACAACACTATACTTAAAGACCTTATCTTGTATATGAGTACCATTTCGCAACTTGTAGACCGCCGTATGTTGTCATATCGTACAGCTATGGAACAACTTGGTTTTGAGTTTGATAATGAGTTTGCAAATATGGAAGCTGAATTTCCAGAGGTTATGAAGGGTACGTTAGGTATTGTAGGAAGTCCATTTCAACAATCAAGTACTCAAGATACTGGAGCTCCGAAAGGCACACCTTCTACTGGTAGGCCTGCAGGTAAGGTTTCTACAACCAAGAAAAAAGAAACTAAAGTAAGTAAAACTACTAAAGTTCCAAATCAAAGCCCAAGTAATCAACCATCAACTACTAGTAAAAAAGCTGCTAGTTTAATGTTAAAAGAGGCGGCTAAGGTTATGACAGATGAACAATTCGAAGCTTTTGCTGATGGATTTTTATCTGGTCTAAATTAATTTTATTATATTTTAAATACTTATATTTAACTAACCGTTCTATAATTAGAGACAATTACATTTTTTAAGGAGGGGTGTCAGTGGCTACTAATAAACCTGTTACATTAGAGGCTGAAATTCAAATAATAGAAGGAACTAAGGAGCTAATGAAGGAAGCTGCTGCTGTAATAGAGTTTCCTAAAAATAAAACTCCTGATATTTTGTTCTTTTCTGGATGTTTTGTGTCATCTGGAGAAAATTTAAATCATGCCTATTTTATGTCATCTGAATTGGTACAAGGATTTCATACTATAGTTAATAAACCACTGGATATAGAACACGCAGAAGATGTTATTGTAGGGCATATTTTTTCCAGTGCTTTTGTAGATAAGATTGGTAAGAAAATAGATATAAGCGAACTTTCCAATATGGAAGTTTCCGAGCTGGATATGATGGATCTTGATATCTTAATTGGTGGTATTATATATAAGAGTCGTTTTCCAGAGCTGGCCGAGGAAGTAAAAGATAGTAAATGGAAATTATCTATGGAAACTTATTTTCAGGATTATGATGTTAAAGTTGGCGATCTTATATTGACTAAACAGGAAGCTGAGGATATGGGGATTGCTGCTGTTGAATCTCTTGGTAAGATGGCTAAAATTGTTAAAAAAGGTATACAACTGGCTTCTGGTGAAGTTGCTAGAGTTTTAAGAGGTTTGATGTTTTCTGGGTGTGGTCTGGTTAAACAGCCTGCAAATCCTAGATCTTTGATATTTGAGACAGCTAAAAAGCACGAAGAAGATGGTACTATCATGATAGAACTAGATAAAGAAGACAAAGTCGTATCTACTACGTTTGAGGAAGAGGCAGGTATAGATACAGTAGATATAAGACGACAAACAAGTGTGGGCATCTGTGTAAGCTATAAGAAATATGTGTATGCTAGCGAACCAGTTGGTCCTGACACTGAAATTTTACACGAAAATTGGTGTACATTGTTTGAAGCTGAATGTACGTCTTTTGGACACGACGCTACTGATCCAAACTGTTTACGTAATAAAGCTGAACAGACTGCGATGAAATACGCTAAATCCAAAATGCATGAAGCTGAAAATAACGATAATCGAGGCAGATTGTTACACGAATTAAAATGTGTATTAAAAACAAATTAAATAAGGAGGTAATCGCTCATGCCACAAGCGAGATTAACTGGACGTAGTATACCCAAAGTAGTGCGTGTAAATGCTGATGATAATTTAGCATGCGTATATAAGAACTTGGGTAATGGTCGTAGAGTTCCATTTATTTGGGGGGCTACGGTAACATTGGCATCTGGTACTACAGAAGTTGTAGTAGCTAGCGGTATTAATTTTAGTGGGTTTACTCCAGAAACTGGTCTGGTTCAAGTAACACCTGTATTTACAGTTACTAGTGGTGTAACATATAACACTGATTTGTTAGGTAAAGTTTATATCGAGAAAGATGTAGATAATGCCCTACTTACGCTGAAGTCAACTGTATCTGGTATTGATTATGACACAGCCTGGGATGTTTTGATTTTCTTAGGTGACGACACTGAGTTTACAAACGAATCTTCTAATCAGATTTGGAAGAGACGTGATCAGAATTCTATGTAATTAAAAAAGATGTAAGGATGTAGGTAAAGGATTATTAGTAAATTTGAACTATTTGATAAAAGATGGGGTTGGTTTAGGTTCATTAAATTTACGAAAACTTTATAAGGAGGTTTATTTTCTATGAATGATCAACTCGTAACTAACATCACAACTATCGTTGATGAGATCTTCAAGAAAAAAGAAGAAGCCGAGATGAAGAAAGAGACTGAGGCAGCATTAACTTCTGCTGCTGAAAACATTACACAGCTTAATGAATCCTTTGAGGCAAAGGATGTAGAACATGAAGCTGAAGTTGCAGGTCTCCAGGAAACCATCACTTCTTTAGAAACTCAGCTGAATGATGCTGTAGAATCTAAAACGGCACTTGAAGGTGAAAAGGCGACGTTTGATGAAGAGAAAGATAAACTGACTAAAAGAGCTGAAACTGCTGAGGAAGAATTGGATAATATGAAGAAAGACCAAATGGCCAAAGATAGAATGGAAGCTCTTAGGACTGCTGGTGTTTCATCTACCAACGAAGAGATTCAGCAAGAAAAAGTCAGGAATATGTCGGAAGAAGATTTTGCTGCTTATCAAGAAGAACTCGTTTCCATTAAAGAGTCTATTGTTAAACAACTTGAGTCATCTGGTGACGGTGGTCAGAAACTAAAAGCTTCTGCTGAAGAAGAAGCCCTTGCGGCTAAGGAAGCGCTTGTTGTGGCTGAGGAAGCAGAACAGGCAAAAGTACTTGAAGCAAGGCTGGCTGGATTGAAAGAAGCTGGAGCAGAAGTTACTGACGAAGTCGAAATAGAAAAGATTAAAGCCATGGATGATGATGCTTTTGCTGCTTTTAAGGATGAAGTAGTTGCATCATTGGATGATGGTTCTGAAAAGCCGCTAGATCCTATGAGAGCTATTGCGGCTGCTCTTAATATGGAAGTCAAACCCAACGAAGATATTTTGAAAAAGTATCGTGCTCTTGGTGCACAGATGGCTGATAATATTAAGTCTAGACAAGATAAATAAAAATTTATGTAAAATTATAGATAAGGAGGAATGGTAATTATGTTTATTCCCAGACATCCTGTAGTACAGAATCAATTTTGTCAATTTGCTGAGACAGACACATCTACTGGTGTGGGTGGAGTTCTAGCTTATGCTGGTGCTGTGTGTTATCTAGAAGCAGATGCGTCAAATCAGGAAGCTATTGTAAACATTTATAATGAGTCAGATACTTATGCTGGTACTGAGATTTTACCTTTTGGATTTTTAATGCAGAAGGTTAAAACTGGCTATCATCAAGTACACCCAGCTGGGTTCTATATGCCTGGAGACCTTGGTTCTTCAGATGTTATTGCTCAGCCTAAGTATAGTGCTGCTGGTGCAGTTAATGGAACAAAGACAGCTCCTGTAGGTGTCGCTCATTTAGGAATTTGGGATACAGTTCATTATAGTGTAACTACTGCTGGTACTACTGTTGTTTATCCTGGAGATTTGCTTTATGCGGATGGAACTACTACTAGCCTAGGAAAAATTAGGAATTCTAATGATGCTATACCTACTAATGTAGTTGCTTCAGTAGGTAGAGTTATGAAAGGCGCTAGCGCTGCTCAGGCATCGGCTAATGTTGGTAATACTACATTGTATCCTATCAGAATTAAACTATCGATTTAATATAGATAAATATACAAAGTTGAATTATGGATCAATGCGTAAATAATTACGCATCCAAAACTCTTGAAGGAGGAAATAGCTATTATGGATAGAACGGAAATGCAAAAACTCTTTAGGGCAACGGCTGCTATTAACACTCCGGAAGGTATGGCTGCATATAAAGCATTTGCTGCAGCCCTTACTACACCTATCCTTCAAGCTGTCGAGCGTGATTCCATTATGAGACAGTTATTCTCTGTAGAAAGACTTGGGCCTGGTGCCCAGGCAGTTTACCCAGTAGCAGAGGATTTTGAAATCCCAGTGTGGATTTTACCAGGTCTCGGTTATGTCGCTCAGAACTTTATTGAAGGTATCGGAGAAGAGGTATATGTTCCTACGTTTACTGTAGACGCTTCAGGTGATTGGAAAATTACCTATGCTAGAGATTCACGTATTGACATTCCTCAACGTGCTGCTGAAAAAGCTGCTAAAGGTATCGCTGATTATGAAGAGGAGAGTGGTTGGCGCGTAATTCTGCCTGCTGCAACCTCGGCGTTTTCTGGTAAAGGACTATTAGGCTCACGTCCTGCGCCTATTTATGAGATCAATCCTGCATCTACTGGTGCTGGATATTTGTCAAAAGAATTGATCAACAGAATGATTGTAGGTTTTAAGAGAGTAGGAAGAACACTTACAGATTTATATGTCTCGCCCGAGGATAGAATGTGTCCCGCTTGTGCGTAAGTACAAGATGAAAAGGAACTATATGCTGGAAACACTTGTTAAACTTTAGATACTTAATCCGTGATGGAAGTGAAAATTCTAAAGGTAGAGTCAATCAGCAGGAAAGAGAGATTAAAATGAGAAGAATTGAAATGCCATCTAGAAAAGTATTAGAAAATTTATATAGTAATCTTGAAAAGTCTTTGTCTGATATAGCTGTCGAGTTTAATGTTTCAGCGATGACGGTGTTGTCTTGGATGAAAAAATATAATATTGAAACTAGAATAAGTACTCAATCTGTGTATCACGAATTGCGCGAAACATTACTATCTAAAAATCAAATAGATCTAATAATAGGCAGTGTTTTAGGTGATGGGTGTTTACGTATTCCAAAGCGTGGTAAGAACGCAATGTTTAGTGAGAAACATTCAGAGAAACAACGTCAATATTTGGCATGGAAGCGTGATTTATTGAAGCCGTTTGTTCCAAGTGATTTATATAAGGAGTATAGTAAATCACATGTTATATCTGGGAAAGAATGTGTTGTTGATAATAGTTATAGTTTGAGAAGCATATCACATCCAATACTTACTGATATATACAAATTGTTTTATAAGAACAATGGTAATAAAATAATACCTGTGAATTTGGAAAACTATTTGAATTTGTTTGTATTAGCAGTGTGGTTTATGGATGATGGTTCTTTGGTATGGAAACACCGCTATTATAGATTTGATTTACATACTGAATGTTTTTCTTATAACAACCAGGTTACTATATGTAGAGCACTGAGCAAGTATTTTTTTGGAAGGGTACTAATAATACCTAGACAATATGATAGTGGTGAAAAATATTATATTAGTTTGAGAGATAAGTTTAGTGTTTATACAATACTTTCTAAATTAGTAGAATATGCTCCTCAGTGTATGAAATATAAATTTGATGTTTCTATTTAATCTCTATCCCCAACGACTATACGTTCCTATCCTTAATGGATAATGATATAGTCTGAACTTACTGGAGACAGTAAGAGGGAGAGTCGAAGAACTTTCCCCGCCTGAAAAAAATTTCAGGTCATTAAAGTAACAGATTTGGCTGCGGACATAAGAGAATGGACAGATACTGATATTGACCCTCAAACCAGAAGAGAAATCTTCAAGGCTGCAGGCATGGGAAGTATCTGGAATGTGTCTTTGAATGAGATTCAGCATCTTGGTGCAACTGGTCTTTATAACATTAATGGTAATGCTGCCGCGTATGGTAAGTTTATTGCTGAAGCGGGTGATTTGTATAATGCATATCAGTTGGATAATCCTAATGTAACCAATGCTGATGGAACTATTTTGACATTGGGTGAGACTCAGGTTATTGGTTTTGATCTTAGTGTTAATGACTCTCTTGTTATGCCTATTAGAAAAGATTACGAAGCGTATGATGATCCTACATTACTACGTGTTCAGAAACAAGGATTTTTTGGTTGGAAGAAAAATTTACAGCCTTTCATAAAGGAAACTTTATGTCAAAATCCCTCTAATTCAGGGGAAGCCCTAACATTTAAAGATGAGGGTAATCCTGAGCGAAGCCCGAAAGGGAACGTGCAACGACTAGTCGAAAGACGTACATCCAAGCGGATGGAAACGGGGGAAACCTTAAAAGGTTTTGATATAGTCTGGTCTTATATGAAAAATATAAGCGGTTCTTTAAAGAACGGTATAAGGTTAGCGCCCTTATATGAACATAAACGTGGGAAGAAATTGGTTTCGCATGTCTTGATCCAAGAATGTTAGCTATCGGTGTTATTGATAGATCACTTTAATACTATATAGTGCCCCTGCACTTTATGTGCAGGGCACTAATATACTTGGACGTAAGATATGACGATCTTTATATTAATTCTTTTGTTATTGAATATTGAAGCGGTTACAAATATTTTAA